GTTTGAAGGGGGGTTGGCTCTTGTTAATGTATGCGTACTCGAAATCGAAATACAGCTGGTCGTGTTCGAACTCTAAGAGATTTCTCTTGGAACAAGGACACAACACCTTACGTACGCCAGTCGGAGAACCAGATAAATCTGGATGACCTCCTTTGGCCTAACCCGGTGCCAGACGTGCTTGAGACCTTCGATGATTACCCCGATGTTGAAATCCGATATAACCAGACCATAAAACGTCTGGAAGGACTAAACCAAGGGCATTTCAAAGAAGCTGAACACGTGCTTGCTACGAATGAGTTTGATACTCAGCCGTGGCCCTGTCGCTTTCGCGATGTCTCAATGACCTCAACACACCTCGGTCGTGTTGGTAGTTGGATGCCGCAACAAGCTAGAGATCTCCTGGAGATACCAGACTATGATATGGATGCATTGGCTTCGCAGTCAATGGCATTCATGATGCCTGAAATCTCCACCGCCGTTTCATTAGTCAACTTCGCAATCGAAGCACATGAGATTAAGCATTTAGACCCAAGGGCCGCTGCGAAGCGGATCTGGAAGTCGAAGCTCAATCTTAAGTTGCTAAAATTGTCGCCGAAGACGAGGAAGGCGTGGGTGATCGATACGGCCTTGCGTTTTGCGCAGGCCCACTTGTTAACTGCTTTTGGCATTAATCCGCTTATAGCGGATGTGGCCAGCACCTACCAGGGTCTAAAAACCCTGATGGATAGGTTGAAGAAACTCAAGCAGTTTGCAGGAACACCTCAGACCCGTCATTACAAACGGGTTCTACCATACGAGAACGGAAAGTTTCGTCCTCGAGGCTATATGGAAGAGCTTATTGTTGAAGGGTTGTCGCTATCTAGCTTCAACTTTTACAACGAACTCTTGGGTGGATATATTGGGAGAGATGACGAGAAACAGGTCAAGCTGTCTTGTCAATGGATTCTCAGGCCCACATATCACGCTACACTCCGTTACATATATTATATGCCGGAGCTGGATAAGCTTGAGGAGAAGATACGCGCGTTTCTTCAGACGTTGGGGGTCAATCTTGACCCTTCAATTATCTGGAACGCGATCCCGTATTCTTTTCTTGTCGACTGGGTAGTCGACGTTTCAGGTTTCCTTCGCAATTTTGCTAAGGATACTTATCCTATTGACACTCGTGTTCTCGAGTTCTGCCACTCACTTACGTGGCACAAAGAGAGCACTGCATCCGTTTACCAAACCATCGACGATCCTTCATTGGATCCAGGTGTCTATCCTCCTCTTTTAGATGAGGACTTCCAGCCTAGGCAGGTTTGGAGGGGTACGGATCGCTATTATGTGAGGAGGGTCGCTAACCCTGACGTTTCTCACTATAACGCGAACACTAGTCTTACGACACGAAAAGCTGCCTTAGCCGGCAGCTTATTAGTCACTAAGATCAAGCCGCTCAAAGACGCAAGAAAGAGGTATCTTCGCCTCTTACCCCGTGTTTAAGGGACTTTACTATTGATGCAGTCTCAATTAAGAGAGACGGTGTCCGTAGCCTCGTTCCCCTACTGGGAGCAACGCACTGGGACAGTCATTGAAGAACTAACAGGCCAATTTAACGGCCACAACCAAGCAACACACTATGACACCTGACTTGTCGCTGACGTCAAACGCAGCGATTACATTGCCGGGAGCTGAAGGAGCAACGACATATGTCAAACTCCGGGATCTCCCGACAGGCGGCACTCTGCGGCGCGTTAATGCGACCGCAAGCACATATCCACGAGAACTGCTGATCATTCAGCAGGAGCGCAATGTTGGTCGCCGAAATGCGACCAGGCGCTCTGTCGTCTCGCTAACAGAACGGGATATCACCACCCTAGTTCCGCTTGAAAACGGGACTGGGGGCAAAGCTGATGGACTGATGACGGTCACTATGACCATCGTCCGCCCGATTGGTGCAGGATTCGGCGCACACTTCACTCAAGCATTGTGTCTAACAATGTTTGGGGTTGTTATGAGCCTGGTCTCCACCGCGGGTACAGCCGTTCTGGCTGGGGAGCAATAGGTAAGTCTCCTCAGTTTGTTATTGGATGCTAAAGTGACACCTCCGCCTAAGCGAGCTAGAAAGCGGCCGAAGGGAGCGCGCTACTCGCCTCTGGGCGTGTGTCATTTATGTGTCGTTAGTGTGTAGGGTCGGTGTATCATGTAAGATGTGTTGGACGGAATATACCCCATTAAGATGAGGAATCCACTAACAGCTAAGCGAATCTACCCATTTTCATGGGAATTTTCGCTTCTTCGATCGTGCTACACTGATGTAGCATGTGCTTCTGGCCTTAAGCCGTCATCACAACTCCGCGATCTGCATACATGTAGAGAGCGACTGGACAGGGAAGGGTTATCGTTTTTGACGAAAACTCTTCCCCTACTAGGCAAGTACCTCGACAAGGTGCTTGCTACACCGAGGGAGAACCAAAATGCCATACCGCCCTTAGCCGGCTTCGAAAAGCGACTAAGGGATAACGGTGAGGCATCGAGAATACCGAAACTTTTCGGAGATCTCGTTTCCCTTGTAATAGATGATGATGGTATTGAACGCAGTGATGCGTCCAGCCAGGCATTCGGTGCCCTAAGGCAAATCACGGGTCTGTTTTATAAGACCCGGTATCCCATCGAGAGGTCAAATGAAGAGAAAGTCATCTCCTCGTTCTTGCAAACGGAATCAGAGTTACCGGGATCGGAAGCAGAAATGCTTCTGGGTCTCACTCCTGATAGTCTTAGTGTTCTTAAAACAGCGCGGCGGATTATTGCCAGACTGTTTGGAGAATACGATCCTTTGGATCTTGAAAGGGTTATACCCCGACATGGTCCAGGATCGGTAGCGACTGGTGAAAGTTCATGGGAAAAGCCCGTTTTTAAACGGTACTACCATGCGCTCCACTCCGTATTCCCGTACGATTCTATTATGTCGTACAATCTGTCCTCTGTGAGTGACAGTTGGGAAGCTTGGCAAGATCTCGAGTCTGTCGATTCGGGCACCGCGAAAGTGGTGCTAGTTCCGAAGGACAGTCGAGGACCTCGTCTCATATCATGTGAACCATTGGAGTACCAATGGGTCCAACAGGGGTTGAATTCATATATGGTCGACATTATGGAAGACTCACACTCGCTTAGCAGCGGGTTCGTGAACTTCACTCGTCAAGACCACAATAGAAGGCTAGCCCTCGAAGGATCTGTTGTCTCTGCGTGCGAAAATCCTCACAATCCTGGAAGTATAATGCTTCCGGTGCCGTGGCGACCAGTAACATTGGATATGAAGGACGCATCTGATCGCGTGACATGCTCGCTAGTTTCTCATTTATTCCCAGTAACATGGGAGAGAGCTCTACTAGCGGTTCGCAGTACGCGTACGAAGTTACCTGATGGCAGGATAGTCACCCTAAAGAAATTCGCTCCGATGGGAAGTGCAGTATGCTTTCCCGTTGAGGCGGTCATATTCTGGGCCTTATCCTGTGCAGTAGTGCACAATCGTATTTATGGCATCAATGCCCCGCTGAGTCGTGAGACGTTAGCGGCGTGCAGGTGTTATGTATACGGCGACGACATAGTCTGCCCGCTAGAATATAGCGCAGCGATTATGGTACACCTTGAAGCGGTCCACTTGAAAGTGAATCGTGACAAGTGCTGTCTAGGTGACTCTTTTAGAGAGTCATGTGGGTGCGACGCCTATAGAGGCGTCGATGTCACCCCGGTTCGAATTCGAGAACCCCTAGATTCGTCGTTTGTTGGTATGTCATTGTTCTCCTGGTGTGCGACGCATAACCTGTTTAGCGCGCGAGGACTTTACAATACGTGTGATCAGATTCAAGAATGGATACAGGCTAGTGGATCCCAAGTCCCTTTTGTGGACGAAGAACAATCTCAAGCCTGCTCATTCTGTCATCTGGTCGACGCCCGAAAATGCGCCAAGCATGAAAATTCATGTCTAAAAATTAGGTTCCGGTATAACCGTGACCTTCAAAGACGTGAGATCTACACTTGGCGCGGTCGAAACCCTGTAAAATGGGCCTACGACCTCCCGGGTTGGGCAGAAATGCTTCGCATGGCGACTCTACGGGGAAACCCGTCTATAGAGGAGCATTTAGTCGAAGTTCCTGGATCAGATAAGGATCTGATTCCATCTGCCTGGCTCCCGCCCTTAGAAAGGCGCGGTAAGGCGTACCAATACACCCTAGCTCGCAGGGTTACCCGAAAGCGAGTTTGGCAACCATTTTGACATGGTTGTGTAACTAACAAG